GCTGTAATCTTCACCATGATATCCCCATCATCACCCTCTTCCGTACCATCACTCATCCAAATAACCGTTGAACCCTCTGCTGGGTCATCTGGGTCTGCGGATTTCTCTGTAAGTAAAATCGCAGTTAATGTGGTGTTGCCTGTCACGTCCAGAGTGCCCGCAACAACTGTATCCCCCGTATCACCAGCCACAGTCATCTTATCAGTGTTTACCGTTAGATCTGTGGTCAACGAAGTGATCCCAGTTACACCCAGAGTCCCAGTGACCGCAGTGTTGCTTATTACACCTAGAGTCCCAGTAATAACCGTATTACCCGTAGCACCATCCACAGTCATCTTATCAGTGTTTACCTTTAGATCGGTTGCCAACGAAGTGATCCCATATACACCCAGAGTCCCAGCAACCACAGTGTTACCTGTAGCACTGTCCACGGTCATCTTGTTTGTGTTCACAGCCATATCGTTAGATATGTTGGTGGTTCCAGTACCTTCAGTGATGACCTTGACACCACCAGCGGTTGAAGCGTCGTGGATTCTCAGGGTTTTATCATCAGAGACATAGGTAAGTTCACCTATAGCCCCTGTGAATGAATCGTGGTCACTGTCAGAGCCACGCCTGAGTTGTACTTGTTTCGTAGTCATTGGGTTTCCTATCTCCTAAGAAGTTTTGATCTTCACAGTATTATCAACATTTATGAATCCAATTGCAGCCACGAAGTCACACCCGCATCGGTGATTGAACCGCCGTACAGGGTTCCCGTGAAACCCGAGGTCTTCCAACCATACGCAAGAACATATCTGGTTGTACTGGCTATAGTTCCACTAGCTCCACTATTGAACATCAACCAATAGGTTTCGTCATCCGCCTCGGTCGGAGACTGAGTATGTGCATTATCCATCCAGTACCAACCCCCCGGACCAGCAGTTTGTAAGTTCCCGGTTGTCCCTAGATCTGCGGGTGAACACGTAGTCAGTTGGTTTAGACCTTGGGATATGTAATTGGGTAGATCGCCACTGTCATCTGGATAAAATTTCAGATCGAGATCATTAAAACCGCTTATTACATTTCCAGACACCGTGCTGTATTTGGAGCTGGAAGTGAAGCGGATTCCATATTCTGCTTTGTTCGCAGAATCGGTGGAAAGGACATTACCCTGAATCGCAGAATAATCGCAGTTCTCTAGGTACATCCCAGAAGTCAACACAACATCCCATTCCTCATCCTCTTCGTCCCATACGTCTGCTGTCTTTCCGAGATAAATAGAGTTACCTGTAATTGCCCCATGATTACAATCCTTGATAGATACCCCATGTGTCCACGCAGAATACACCGAGTTACCAGTGATCGAATAGTTATCACAGGCTTGGATCCTTATACCGTAACCACCAGCGTTGTAGACAGTGTTGCCGGTTACGGATAGAGATTTGATATACATCGCGCCGGAGAGGATGTGTATCCCATGCGAATGTGTATCCACCACCCGGTTGTTTGAAACGATTACAGGTTGCATTTCAGCATCTACAACTTGACCGGTCAAAACTTTGATATAGATACCGGCCCCATCCGCAGTGCCGCCGTTTGGTAATACACCCCCCAACGTCTTATCCACCCAATTATTTGAGATATCAACAGTACCCGTCCGAGATGTTCTGTTAACCCACTTAATAGCTGTGTCTTTAGAGTTGGTTATGGTGTTCCCACGAACCGATCCGCTACGGGCCTGAATGTTAATGGCATTACCCCCACCACCATCCATAGTGTTGTTCAGGATGTGAACATCTTCTGTACCGATGTGAGTATTGATTGCATCCCCACCATCCGAGTGGGACCAGTTGCTCGTTGAGTTGGTTACTGTGTTATGAGAGAAAGTGATTCGTCGAGTAACGCCTGGATAACTACCCGTATAGTTCGTAGACAATGTATGTCGTAGGTTGTAGAAAGTACACCCGGTGATTATGATATCCTGACCCATATTCATTATGGAGACCCCATGACCGGATCCTCCCATGGGGTCTACTTCCTCTCTGGAAACATGGCATCCTTGAACTCTACCAAACATGACATTACTAAGACCAATGGCCCGCTGGTGGAATTGGTGTATTGTCATATCTGCGATGAGGACATTTTTAGCCCAAACAATTTCAACACAAACATGACCGTCATAGCCAATATCCTCCTCATCGTGATCCGTGGGAGATCCAGAGGGTCCAGTGATATACCCCCCGCGAATCGTAATGTTTTCAAGAAGAGTTACTTTCTTAACATACGGATCATTCCCCGCAGTGTCTGTTGTATAATAATCCGACACCGGGATTACAGGTGTGATGTTTTCACCATCCCATTGTTCAAATACATTCAACTCGCCGGGTTGAGCCACAGAATCTTCGGTTGAGTCGTTGGAATAATCGGTGGTTGCTGAGAGAGTAAAAACTGTTCCTGCGTCCCACCCCGCTGCCTGCATCAACAGTTTATTAGCAGCGGACACATCAATAGTCTCGTCCCCCCCAGAGGCATCTCCATCCAACGTATATTGGGTTCCACTCAGACCATCCCCCCTAATGTATAGGAATTTATCCGACACAAGGGGGTCTGGAGCAAAGTTGATTCTTGCTCGCTGAAAATCAACTTCTACGTTGCTGTCAGTAATGGATAAGGTGCTTGTTACTTTATAAGTTCCCTCTGGAAAGAAGATCCGCCTGGATGCTCCCGTAAGAGCAGATTGGATTGCTGCGGTATCATCTGTAACACCATCACCAACAGCACCAAAGTCTTTCACGTTTATTGAATCAGAAAATCTGTCCGCAAGAGTCCTGGCGGTTGTGGACCCTGTGGCGGTCAAACTTACGTTGATCTCCCCCGTAACCGTCAAGTCCCCAGTGATTGACGGATTATCTATAAGGATGTCCCGAGTGACCCCAATGTTTCGGACGGTCAACACCTGATCCTCAGAAGCACCTGTTCCAAGTGTCAAGGTGGCCCCTGAGATTGTGAAGTCTGTGGTGGGTTTCTGAACCACACCATCGAGATCCACAATGAATGAATTCACATCTGTTGATGTGGGGGCAGGATCCATCACGAAGGCGGTCTGGGAAGCCGTCGCAGTGAACGAGTAAAGTTGTGGGACCGAAGGGGCATCATAAAGTTCAAGCCCGTCCACGTACTCCTTGGTAACCGCGTCGTTGGCCCCGGTGGGAGTCGCTACGCTCTTGATGCGTTTACTTTCAGCAGTCCAGTTCTGGTCTATTAGATCGATCCCCAGAGCGTCACTGGTAGCAGAATCCTCAGCTTCCTGAGAGATGTACAGCAACCCCAGAACAGCAGTATCAAGGTCACTTTCTGTCAACACAGAACCATCTTGGAAGTCCACGATCTGAGCCTGATACTCAGCCTTAGTCTTCGGGGTTACTCTTTTAAGCAACACAACCGTCCCAGAATCTGGAGCAGATGCGAAGGTAACCTTGTTGGTCCCCGCATCAATGGTGTACCCAGTGGTCTGCTCTACACCACCGAGGTAGACCGTAATGTGTTCTGTAGAAAGGTAATCGAACGTGATGGCAAACTCGCTTTGCCCCGTACTCTCGTACCTGTTATAACTGTAAATTGCCATCACTGTCTCTCAATAAGTGCTAGGAGCTGATTGACCTGAGAAGTATTTCCTGATCTGCGGTGTTGCTTGATCAAGGCTCCGATCTCATCTCTTCGCTGGACTTCTGGGAATTCTTTGAGCATTTGGCCGAATGCCTTTGCTCTATACTTGGACACTACGCGGTTGATTGCCGCAACACGGGGGGACTTGTCTAGACCTTCGATATCTTCTTCTGGAAGACGCTTGTACTGGGAGGACTTGAACAGGCGTGTGAGTTCCTGCTCGATGGACCGCCCGGAAACCTTTACAGAACCCTGGAGTTCCAACCATCGGTCATACGCGGACTGATTCTTGCGATTCTTGTACCCACGGAGGTCAACCCCATTCTTCACAGCACCGGGGGGTGTGAACCCGTGGCCGACATTGGCAATCTCTTTCGCCACAACGGAACTTCCACCAGTTGAGTATGTGAAGGGGTTATACAGTTCACCTTGACCGGGGTGCTTGATGGTCTGCCCAAGGAAGTTCCGGCGAGGATCAAGGTCCGCCGAGAGACCAGGCACACGACTGCGTATAGCATCAAGCATCCCTTGGACTGCCTTCAGGTCATTGTCACCGAACGCTGTACCTGTTTGACCAACAAATGCTGGTACGAAGGATGCTGCGAACTGTTTCGCAAGGGCTGGTCCGCCTTGTGTTGGGTTTGATACCGCCCCAAATACTCGTTGAAGACCTGTGAGATATGACTTACTGGCAACATTCTTACCAACAGCAATCGCAATCGCTGGGATCAGGCCCTCAAGTTGGTAGATGGATTCCTCATCATTATTACTAGCAGCCACCGCCATTGTCTCATTGAAGTCAGCAGCAAGACCCAGGAAGGTTGCGAAGGGATCCAGTCTCCGATAAGAGACATAGTTCTCACCAATCTTGACGGAATAGGGTTGCCACCCAGTACGCATCAGTGCTTCGCGTTCATGCCGGTTGGCTGGACCATTCCCCGTAAGAAGCTCGCCCCTTGCAAGAGCAGCCATGCCAAAGAGACCCATTGCTCCTGTAGCAAACCTTCCCATAAAGTCAGCACGGACAGCCGCGTCACTGCTCATAGACTTCCAGTATTCTTTTTTTAGGAGAACTTTCAACGCGAGTGGGGAGCGATCCAGATAGAACTTCAGTAGGTTCGTGGGGGTTCTAACGAAGGGGACGATGAATCGGAGAGAGGGGTATTTGTTGATGATGTCATTGACACCCTTGGATACCCCAACAACCATCCCACGGTCCCGAGACAACGGGGTTGTGAAGGTAGACACTCTGGCTACTTCTCTTGCTCTCTCAGCAATCTGTCCGAGACCCTCATCCCAGTTATCGTTGAAGAACCTTTTAATAAAGGTCTGGTATTCTTCAGAACCAACTTCCAGACCTTTCGTTTCCGCCGCAGCCCCAGCCCTCTTTAGGAGGGTCTGTTCAGAATACATCTGATCATCGGCAATCATTTTGTTGAAAAGTCTGTCAACCTCTTCCGCATGATTACCAGCGAAACTCTTATCAGACTTCACCTTTCGCCAAAGGTCACGCTTCACATGAGCACGGTAGTTGAGTTGTTTAAAGAACTCGTCTTCTCCCATCAAATAACGACTCGGTGCCCCACTAATCCTGGTTGCCCACTTCTTAGCGGTACTGGCGAGGTCATCCACATCTGGGTTTATATCGGTTACCCCACCCTTTGGTTGGTACTCCATCGCTCTCACATGAGGATCAATGTAATTCTTCCCCTCTTTACGGGCCAGAGAAGCGACTCGCCAAGCGTCCCCGAAGGACTCAAATAGGTGCATATAGGTTGAGAGTTCTTCTGCAACAGCACCAAGGCTCCGTTCAGACATCCCCCGACCAATGGCCTTCTCAAGTGGAAGGAACAATGTGGTAGCGAGACCCGAAGCGATGTTGACCAGGTGTGTTGATGGGCCACTCAGGATGGCGTTCATCCACATGGTTACAACCCAATTACCCTTTTTACGTGAGAGAGC